TTTTTCCAGTATTATTTACTCGAAAAAGACCCAAAATGCTTTTCGCAAGGCAACAGTTGTCGGCGATATTAGCAACTCAGACTATTTTGGCGAGATTTCAGCTCAAGGCGATACCGTTAATTTGGCGGCTTAGTAGAGCGATCTACTTCGAAAAACTCTGTGAATTGCTGGGACATCTCTATGAGACAATCAGCAGCGAAGCCCCTAACCGGGAACGTCCAACGACTATCTCGAAAGAGAGTAGAGCCAAGCGGCTCGAAGCGCAGAGCATCCCTAGCGGATGATAATATAGTCTGAACTGTATGGTGACATGCAGCGGCTCGAAAGAGCGGGGCAAGAACTAGCGATCTTGTTTGAACATATTGCAGAATTATCAAAGAACCAGAAATTTCTGTCTCGCAGTATTCGAGGGGGACGCAAATACAGGCCCAGGATTTAGACGATGAGGATTTTTCATTAGTCGTAGATAAGGCAAATTACTTTGCTTTTAAAATGGACGACATTGAAGAACAGATGCAGCACTCAAACTTTATGTCGCTTGCGACAGATCGTGCGGCTCACCGTTTGGCTGATCAGTATGACCAAGAAGTACTTGGCTATTTAGCTGGTTATAAGCAGTCAGCATTACATGCATCTGCATCTGCTGTTAACGATGTAGTCAATGGCACTGTTGCTGTAGCTACTGCTGGTACAGACGAATTATTGGCTTCTATGAAGCTAACTAAAGGTTCGTTTGGTAACATCACAACAAGCTCTGCTGGAGATCATTCGATCCCACTAGCAGCACGTTTACCAGGTGCAACAGCACTACCAACAGCTACAGCATCACCAGCAATGGTTGTGTCTCGTATGAAGCGTCTATTAGATCAACAGCAAGTTGATTCACAAGGTAGATGGCTCGTGGTTGACCCCGTATTTATGGAGCTACTTGCAGACGAGAATTCATCTTTCCTAAATGGGGATTATGGTGAATCTGGTGGTCTTCGTAATGGTCTTACTGTTAAAAACTTCCACGGTTTTAGACTTTATACTTCATCGAATCTTCCAGCGGTCGGCCTAGGTAGCGGGGTTTCAGGTACAGCCAATAACAACGTTAATTTTGGCGTTATTGTCGCTGGTCATGACTCAGCGGTAGCAACAGCAGAACAGATCAATAAAACGGAAACATACCGTGATCCAGATAGCTTTGCTGACATTGTTCGTGGAATGCATCTATACGGTAGGAAGATTCTTCGTCCTGAAGCAATCGTCACTGCCAAATATAACGCAGCATAAGGGAGGAAATAACTTATGGCTACTTTAACTGCCCTTTTAGCACCAACTCGTGGTATAGGCAACCCTTCACGTAAACCTTACATGCAAGAACTTACTATTGATCTAACTGCACAGGCTATTGACTGTTCATCTGGTGATATTGTTCAGTGTATTACTGTACCAGGTAACACAGTAATCTTGTGGACTGGTGTACAAGTCATGGAAAGTGCAACCATGAATACTGGTACTAACGCAACTATCCTGCTTGGTACTGCAATTGACGCTAACGAGTACGTTGCTGCATTTGACATTGATGGAGCAGCCGATCTTGCATATGCTCCAACAGTGGCTCAAGCAGGTGTTATTGTATTGGCAACTGCTGATACATTAGACCTAACGTTTGCTGGTGATGGCGCAACTTTCAGTGCAGGTAAGCTTCGTGTATACGCAATGCTTATGGACGTAAGTGAAGTTGGCGACTTGACTGCTAATGAAGTTGATCGTGACTACCTAGCATAAACTTTTTGGGGCTGGCTTAACTGTTGGCCCCATTCCTCTATCTAAAGGTATGATATGCCAAGCACCTATCTCAGTCTATGTAATCAAGTCTTACGCCGCCTTAATGAAGTAGAAATCATTGAAGGCGATTTTGCGTCTGTTACTGGAGTACAAGCACTTGTCAAAGATGCGGTTAGATCAGCCGTTGCTAAAATCAATCAAGCAGAGTTTGAGTGGCCTTTTAATGCTGCTGAAGAAACAGATACATTGGTTGTTGGTCAGGAAGAATACACCTGGCCTTCCTTTTATAAGATAGCTGATTTTAACAGTTTTCAAATTCAAGAAGACACAGCATTAGGTGTAAGTTTTACTACACTAAAACATATAAATCGTGATGAATGGTATAAGAACCATCGTGATGCTGATCACTCTTCTGGCACTACAGGTAGAACTGTACCAAGATTTATATTTGCCACGCATGGTAATGGATATGGTGTTAGCCCATCGCCAGATAAAGCATACACACTAAAATTCAGATACTACCAGAACTTCTCTGATATCTCAGCAGCGGATGATGTTACTCGTATTCCTGATAGCTACGATACTGTCTTAGTAGATGGCGCTCTTTATCATCTGTATATGTTTAAGGATAATCTTGAATCTTCTCAGGCTTCTTTCATGGCCTTTGAGAAAGGTATCAAAGAATTACAAACTTTATACATTAATAATTACGAATACATTCGTGACACTAGGGTTAAGTTTTAATGCCTGATCAAATTCAGTCTTTTAAACTTATATGTGGCGGTGGCCTAAATTCCAATGAAAATCATTTAGATTTATCGGATAACAGTTCAGGCGCAGCTACACGTATGTTAAACTATGAACCTAGTCTCTTCGGGGGCTATCGTCGTATTGAGGGATATGATGACTATGACCCTGCTTATGGTGAAGTAACGGTAGCAGGTTCAACCACAGGCCAAGGCAAAGTCCTTGGCATTGCTATATTTAAAAATGATGTAACAAGTGGCACAACTATTATAGCAATTCGACAAGATGCTGGTGCTACGAATTACAGCTTCTATTATTACACAGCTAACATTGGTTGGCGTAAGTTTACTCTAGATCACTCAGTTACACGACCAATGACTGCTAATGGATTAACTGTTAATAGAATACGCCACCAACAGTTTAACTTTGGCACTGGTAATACAATTTGTTTTGTAGATGGTGTTAATCCAGCCATTGTATTTAATGGTAGTAAATGGAAAGAGATAAAGTCATCTCATTCTGGCGGCTATCACACAAGCAATAATACAGCAGGTGGCGCACAAGCTCTTAATGCCCCTGCTTTAGTTGATGTATTTGAGAACCATCTGTTCTTATCTGGACATGAGGCTACTAGAGCAGCAATAGCACACTCTGCTCCTAATGATGCTTATACATGGACATCTGCGGCAGGTGCAGGTCAAATAGCTTCTGGCTTTGATGTCGTACAGATCAAACCATTCCGTGATAACTTATTTGTATTTGGTAGTAAGAATATCAAGAAGATTACTGTTAATGCTTCTAATGCTTTTGTTTTAGAGAACGTAACAAGTAACATCGGTTGTGTTGCTAGAGATAGCGTACTAGAAATCGGTGGAGACTTAATGTTCTTGTCTCCTGATGGCTTTAGACCTGTTGCTGGTACATCAAGAGTAGGTGATATCGAGCTAGAGACATTATCTAAGCCAATACAATCTACGCTTGTTGATCTGATTAAGAACGAAGACATGGACGCTTTAACTGGCGTGGTTATTCGATCTAAGTCTCAGGTACGTTACTTTGTTACTACAACAACAGGCGGTAGCGTAGTATCGGCTGCATCCTCTATAGGTATTATTGGCGGCTTAACTCAATCTTCAGGCCAGATAGATTGGGAGTTTGGGCAGCTACTTGGTATTCGTGCAAGTTGTACTACTTCTGATTATGTAGGTACAGAAGAGATAATTTTACATGGAGATCATGATGGTAAAGTCTATCGCCAAGAAAACGGAACGAGCTTTAACGGCTCTAATATTATATCTGTTTATGCTACACCTTATTTAGATTTTGGTGAGACAGAACAGCGTAAAGTTATACGAAAATTAAATACATTTGTACGTGCTGAAGGGCCATTCGAGATGAACCTCGCTATCGATTACGATTGGGGTGACTATAATACATCAGTTCCTTCTACCTACACGCAGACATCAGCAGGAGCGCCTACAATTTATAGTGGACGCAACATTAATTATAACGGAAGCAACATAGTCTATGGCGGTGCATCCAAACCAATCATGACATCAGACATTCAGGGTTCGGGCTTTGCGGTTAGGGCTACTTTTGTGACAGACGGACAATCAGAACCATTCTCAATTCAAGGATTAGTCTTTGAGTTCAGCACGGCAGGGAGAAGATAGACTATGGCAGGTTACACCAGACAATCATCAGCAAGTATTGTTAATGGTAGTGCAATTACTGCACCACCGTTAAATGCGGAGTTCAACCAGTTATTAGCGGCGTTTCATGCTACAACAGGTCACACGCATACGGGCGCTACTGGCAATGGTACAAAGATACCGTTAGCTACATCTGTCAGCGGGTTTTTGCCAATTGCGAATGGCGGCTCTGGTGGCAAGAACAACTTTACTGCCACCAGCGTTCCAGGTGTTGGCGACGACAGCGGCGATAGTTATGCAATTGGCTCTATGTGGACAAATACTAGCACAGATCGTGTCTATATCTGTACGGATAGCAGTTCTGGTGCGGCTGTCTGGCGGGAACTTGTTCAGGTTACATCTTTAAATGCGATTTTACCTGTATCTAACAACTCCGTTGACATCGGCTCTAATTCCCTGAGATTTCAAGATTTATTTTTAAGTGGTGGTATTTCTGCATCAGGCAACGCAGCCGTTGGTGGTACACTTACACTAACTGGAGGCACTGCTCTTAACTCTACGCTAACTGTTACTGGAGTGACTGCTTTAAACGGCGGCCTAACGATGGATAGCAACAAATTTACTGTTGCAAATACATCAGGAAATGTTGCTACAGCAGGAACGCTTACTGTTACTGGAGCTACCGCTCTCAATGGTGGCTTAACTATGGACTCGGACAAGTTCACTGTTGCAAATACGTCTGGTAACGTAGCAACCGCTGGTACACTTGCCGTGACTGGTACATCTGCATTTACTGGGGCTATAACCTCAAACGCAGGTGTGGTTGTAGATAACATTACGATAGATGGTACGCAGATAGATTTGTCTTCAGGTGATCTTACTATAGACGTTGCAGGAGACATTCTCCTTAATGCAGATGGCGGAGATATTATATTACAAGATGGGTCTGCAACTTTTGGTTCTTTAACCAATAGCGGTGGAAATCTTATCATTAAAGGCGGTACAACAGCCGCAGCTACATTTACGGGTGCTAATGTAGACTTTGCAGGAACAGTAGACGTAACAGGCGCAGGAACATTTGACAGCACTCTTGCAGTGACTGGGGTTCTTTCTCCAGCTACCCATGTTGATATGCCAGATAATGCTAAAATCAAGCTGGGTACTGGCGATGATGCTACTTTATTCCATGACGGTACTAATTCCTTTCTGACCAACGCTACTGGCGCTCTAAAAATATCCACAGAGACAAGTGGTGGTGCAGTAACTATAGGTCACACAACTTCTGAAGTTACTATCGGTGATAATCTTACTGTCGCAGGTAACTTAACGGTACAAGGTACTCAGACTGTTGTTGATAGTGTTACTATGAATGCACAGAATGCTGTTGTATTTGAAGGCGCTACGGCAGACGCTCATGAAACTACACTGACAATTGTTGACCCAACTGCTGACCGTACAATAAATCTACCAAACCAATCAGGTACACTTCCTTTATTAGCGGCAGCAAGTAATGCTACTATATCAGCTACTCCAGCAGAACTATCTATCATGGATGGTGATAAGTCTGCGGTAAGCACTACGCTTGCAGACGCTGACCGTGTAGTCGTGAACGATGCAGGGACGATGAAGCAAGTTGCTATGTCTGACTTTGAGACATTCATGGAGACTAGCCTAGATACCCTGGCAAACGTCACCACAGTAGGCGCTCTGAACGCAGGTACTATTACGAGTGGCTTTGGTGCGATTGATAACGGATCGTCTGCAATCACAACTTCTGGTACAGTTAACTTTGGGTCAATATCGGATGGCACAATTACGATTACTGGATTTGTTGATGAAGACAATATGGCATCCAACAGCGCTACACTTATACCTACACAGCAATCAGTAGAGGCCCGTATTCAGGCGGTTTCATCGACTTCCAATAACGTCACTGGGCTTACCGCTTCTGGTGCAGAATTAAACATCCTAGATAATGCCACTGTAACCACAGCCGAATTAAATATATTGGACGGAAGTGCTACCACTCAAGCTACAGTAACTTTAGCTGCTACAGATGGTGTAGTTATTTCAGATGCCGATGTAATGAAACAGGCTTTAGTATCTGACTTTGATACATATATTTCAGGTACAACTGCAACTCTGACTAATAAAACCCTTTCTGCTCCTACACTAACTGGGACAGCAGTTGTTGCTTCACTTGATATTTCAGGTGACATAGACGTAGACGGTACAACCAACCTAGACGTTGTTGATATAGATGGTGCAGTTAATATGGCAACGACTGCCCTAGTAACAGGTATCCTGACCACCACGGCTGCGACTGTGTTCAACGGTGGGTTTGCTAGTAATGCGGACTCTACAATTACTGTTGATGATAATGGGTATAACTTAACTCTTATTTCTACGGATACTGATGAAAACTCTGGCCCAAGATTAAAGTTTTTTAGGAATAGTGCAAACCCCGCTTCTGCTGATTTTTTAGGTTTAATAGATTTTACTGGTAAAGATGCTGGTGGAAATGAAACACGTTACGCTAACATTGTTGCTCAAATTGCTTCCCCTGTCGCTGGCGGAGAAGGCGGCAAGCTTATACTAGAAGTTGCTACCCATGATGGAGAAATGCAAACTGGTTTTGAAATAATAGATGGCAATGCTGAAGATGAGTTAGATGTAAATATTGGTAGTGGTACTTCTTCTGTAACTACTATTGCTGGCACACTGTTACTTGCTGGAACAGGCGGTTTAACGACAACAGGCGGAAACAACCTTACTGTATCAGGCTCTGTCGCAGACCATGCAGGATTAATTTTTGCAACCCACGCTATTTTACCTGCCGAAGCAGGAACAGATGCCTCGCCTAATGTCATTGATCTTGGTGCGGATGGAGCTGAGTTTAAAAGCCTATATTTAGACACAAGTATTATATCTTCTAACGCACTTAGTATAACTGTAGGTACTGACCTGACAGTAGACGCTGGAGGAGATATTATCCTTGATGCTGATGGTGGTGATATATTTCTTAAAGATGGTGGTACACATTATGGTAGTATAAAAAGAAATAATGGTGACTTACAAATTCACAGTGAAACAAGTGACAAAGATATTTTATTTGTAGGCAACGATGGCGGTTCAGCTATAACAGCCCTCACCCTTGATATGTCAGCGGCTGGAGCGGCAACATTTAATACTAACGCATCATTAACACTCCAAGGCGTACACAACGAAGGCGGTGGCCAATTATTCTTAAAGGGTACAGACACCCCTGCGGCAAGTAAAAACTTAGGTCAAGTAAATTTCGGCAATTCCGATGACCAATCTTTAGCGATGGTACGTGGTGAATCAACAGCGGCGACAGCGGCAGATTTAGTTTTCCTTACTGAAGCTACAGGTGCGGCTATTGAAGAACGTATGCGGATTTCATCAACAGGATCTGTTTTTATAGGCAAGACTTCTTCCACTGCAACGCAAGATGGGTTTGAGTTTAGGCAAGACGGTGAGTGTGTTGTAGGTCGTGGTTCTATCGACACAGTGTTTATATTTCAAGATATAAATACCAATGGTGATACTGTTGGTAGCATTTCTATTTCAAGTAGTGCCACAGCGTACAACACATCATCAGACTATAGGCTAAAAGAAAACGTAGATTATACATGGGATGCTACAACTAGATTAAAGCAACTCAAGCCAGCACGTTTTAACTTTATTAATACTCCTGACAAAACGGTTGACGGCTTTATAGCACACGAAGCTCAAGCGGTAGTTCCAGAAGCTGTTTTTGGCACACACAACGAAACTAAAAAATTACTTAAAGTTGTACTATCATCAAGCAATGTTGTTCTTACAGAAAATATTGAGCAATCAGATTGGACTGCTGGAAAGTTAGCTACAACAGATGCAGATGAAAATGAAGTAGCACCCATCTACTCATCAGACAGCACATGGGTAGCAGAGCATGTTGTGCCAAAAATGCAAGGCATTGACCAATCCAAGCTAGTCCCACTGTTAGTAAAAACAATTCA